ATTTCCTTCAATAATGGGGTGCCAACAGCTGAAGAGAGATATCAAATAGAAGAAAGCTTAAAAGAAAAATTTACTGGTAGTAAGGCCGCGGGCCGCTTTGTACTTACTTTCTCAGACGATAAAAGTAGAGCCCCAGAATTAATGCCTTTAAATACAGCTGATTTAGATAAACAATATCTCGCCTTACAAGAGCTACTTGTTCAAAATATTCTTACTGGCCATCGTGTCACTTCGCCAATGCTCATGGGAATAAAGAGTGATACAGGTTTAGGAAATAATGCTGACGAAATTAACAGCGCCGCCAATTTCTATTTGAATACAGTTGTAAAACCATTCCAAGACCATATAGTAAAAGAGTTGAGAAAAATATTCCAAGTGAATAACATGGATATGCCTGTAAACTTTGTACAGCTAAAACCTATAACTACAAGATTTACAAATCAGGATTTGATGGCTGTGATGACTCAGGATGAAATAAGAGAGGAACTAGGATTGCCACCATTAGATGAAGAGGTGGTAGTAAAAGAAGATTTAGCTAAAGTAGGTACTATGATTACAGATGGTAAAGAATTACCTTTGTATGAAACAATAGAGGAAGCTGAAGCGGAAGCTAAGAGAATTGGATGTAAAGGATATCATGAACATACTCAAGATGGTAAAACTTACTACATGCCATGCGAAAACCATGATCAAATAAAAGGTTTAAAGCTAAAATATAAGCAAGAGTTTGATGCTTTTATAGATAGTATGGAGGATGTTTCTGATGAATGGGAGTTGATAAGTGAAGAGGTTGTAGATGGTGAACATCAAGAGTTTGATTTTGAACGTACTCTAAATGATTTTGCTTATTTAAAAACAGAACTAGCAAGTACTGGTACTGCTAGACCTAATGCTAGAAGTAGCCAAGATGGATTAAATAAATCTGGTAATGATTTTTATAAGGTAAGATATGTATACGCTGAAGATGAGTTTTTAAAAAGTAAAACAGGAGCTGAAAGACCTTTCTGTATAAAGATGATGGAAGCTGGTAAAGTATATCGTAAAGAAGATATCTTACAAATGAGTAACATGGTTGTAAATGATTACTATTATTCTGATAGGCAAAACAGGAATATAGGATGGGGACCTAAGGGAGATTTAACTTACTCAATTTGGTTAGCTGATCAACATGAAGGATGTTGTAACTCGTTGAATAACAATAAGTTAGAGCTTTACAAAGGGGGTGGAAATTGCCATCATTTCTGGTTAAGAAGGATATACAAAACATCTCTAAGAGGTGCTAAGAGTAAAATAAATGATAGCCAGTTAATAGGATATACTAAAGCAAGAAGTGAAGGTTTTACAGCTGAAAAAAATGATAATCTAGTTGCTAAACCACCTAAAAGAATGAAGGATAGAGGTTTTTTACCTAAATAAAAAAGATAAGACATGGCATATATATTACTAATAAGTGAACAAAAATTAAAAGATAGTACTGCAATAGCTCAGAATTTAGATACTGAGATACTATTGCCTTATGTAAGACAAGCTCAAAAGCTTTATGTAGAGAGTAAACTAGGTACTAAACTAACAGATAAGCTAAAAGATTTAGTTAAAAATGGTACTCTAGGTAATGTAGGTAATGAAAACTACAAAACTCTAGTTGATGATTATATAGGCGACATGTTGCCAAACTGGGCCTTTTATCATGCTGTCCCATTCCTAAGATTTAAAGTAGAGAATGGCAATATTTATTCTAAAACCTCAGAAACTGGTGTAAGCTTAACTACTGAAGAAAGCCAACATTTGAGAGAGGAAATCAGGAATACATCTGAGTATTATACTGAAAGAATGATTGACTATGTAAGGCAAAATATAAGCTTTTTCCCAGAATACAATACGAATACTGGGGCTGATGTAGACCCTGATCCTAATGCTTATTATAATGGCATGAACCTAGAGAGACCTAGACAGGGTACTGAGCTTACTTTGAGAAACTTTTTAAATGCATCTGATTACTCATAATGAAGAAACATTATAAACCAAAAAAAAATAACATAACTAAGTTGAAATCATACTTAGATAAAAATACTAACAATGGAAAAAGTAAGGGATACAGTACAAGTAGCTGTAGCAAATAGTACAGCAATAGGTTTTAGTATAACTGAATGTAATGAAATACTTACATTTGTTTCACTTATACTGGCTATATCCTTTACAATTTTTAAGTTTTTTAAATACAATAAAAATGCCTAAGAAACGCAAACTAAACTCAACTAATCCTAAGTATATAAAATCAAATGAAAACGATATTAAGGTACGTAAAGAATTTGTTAAAGAAGTTAAGGGATGCAAAATATATAAACTATACTATCTATAGTTTGGACTTAACTTATTTTAAAATTTCTGAGTTTGATAGCCCTGATGAGGTTGGTTCAGGATATAGAATGAATAAAGATTTCCTAAGAAGATTAGATACTGCTAGAGGAATTGCTGGTATTCCTTTTAAGATAAATTCTGGATATAGAACTGCACATCATAATGATACTGTTCTTCAAGCTCGTATTGGTAGCAGCCATAAAAAAGGTTTAGCTGTTGATATAGCATACAAAGGAAGTAGACAAAGGTATTTGATAATCAATGCTTTAATGATAGTAGGAGTAAACAGGTTTGGAATAGGTAAGACTTTTATACATGCAGATGTTGATAAAACAAAAGATGAGGATGTAATATGGCTCTATTGAGCCTTTAAATTTGAATATTAACTAAATTAATTTATCATGAAATTTATTTTAACACAATTACTAAAATCAAAAAAGGTATGGTTAGGTATATCATCTATTATCATTCCTATGATTGCAAACTTTTTAGGTGCTGATGAGGAAGCTGTATCTAAGATATGGTATTCGCTATTAGCTATGTTATTAGGACAATCGGCAGCAGATTTTGGTAAAGAACGCAAATAATAGGTATAGGTTAAAAAAGCATGAAATAGATGCTTTAGAACAAATGAGGGCCGCTGATAAGAGGAATGTTCTTGTTATTGGCGACCTTCATGAGCCTTTTTGCCTAGATGATTACTTAAGCTTTTGTATAGATAAATACTATGAGTACATGTGTACTGAAGTAGTTTTTATTGGAGATATAATTGATAACCATTATAGCTCATACCATGAAACAAGTGCTGATGGGTTAGGTGGTTTGACTGAATTAAATCTAGCTATAGAACGTATACAAAGATGGAGAAATGCTTTTCCTGTGGCTACTGTAGTAATCGGAAATCATGATAGGATTATAATGAGGAAGGCACAAACATCATCAATACCTAGCAAATGGATTAAATCATACAAAGATGTTTTAGAAGTACCTGAATGGAATTTTGTAGAGAGATATGAAAAAGATGATGTACAATACATACATGGTGAAGGAGGTACAGCTAGGACTAAGTGTAGAGCTGATATGATGAATACAGTACAGGGACATCTACATACTCAAGCCTATTGTGAGCATTATGTGGGTAAGAAATTTAGAGTATTCGGTATGCAAGTTGGCTGTGGTATTGATCATAAATCTTATGCCATGGCCTATGCCAAGTATGGAAAAAGACCAGCTGTAGGGTGTGCTGTAGTGTTAAACAATGGTAAGATACCTATCAATTTATTAATGGAGCTGTAATGTATATATTATATTTTTTCTTTTCTGATGAAAGCTATTAGTAAGATACTTATACTTACTGTATCTATACTATCTACTATTTATATCCTATCGCTTGTTTTAATAGGATTACAAGAACTTTATAAAGTTTTTGGTATCTACATATAACTCAATTTTTTTAAGCTCTTAAATTAAGTAATTTACTTTGTTCACATATACTTTGTTAATAACTTTGTGAGTTATTTTGTTAGTAATTGTTTTTTTTTATATCTTTGTGGTGTTAAAACAAATAATTAATTTAAATAATAAAGAAATGAGAGAGGTTTATCAAAACAACGATTCTACAATAAATGTTACTTACTGTGTAAATGGTAATATTGAAGTAGATGTTTTAGAAGGGTATAATGAATATACCAAAATATTCAAAGGAGTTTTTTCAAAAGAAAGGTTTGATGATTATTTAGTATCTGAAAACTTTGAATATGTAAATCAATTAAATTATTAATTTTAAAAAAAATAGAGAAATGAAAAAATTAAATTATGTAGTGGAGTATAAGCATAAAACACATGGTTATACTTTTATTATGAGTAGTGATGAGTACACAAAGTTTATGAATACTAAAAATGCTAGAGGTAAATTCATTAACTGGAATAAAGATTATGAGGTGGTAAGATACATCTGGAATAATGAAAATAAAAAAGAACCTATTACAGATTTACAGTTTTATGTTTTATGTGGAGTAATGTGCGTTGCTTTTATGTGTTCACTTTTATTATATATACAATGGAATTACTAAGCGAATACTGGGTACTCAAAGGGTGCTATGATGCTGTATCTGTTTATGATTATAATACTGATACTAAATGTGTTGATTATAGAAACTCAGGTGGATGTGTTGTGGTAGTGGGTACTAAAGAACAAATAAGAGATAAGTTTAGATACATGTTGAGAAATCATGGATGGCAATTAAGAGATAGTTTTACTCTTGATACTAAACCTGAATGGTTACAACTGTATAATGAAAAAAAAGAGTGTTTAATTTTAAATGCATAAATTATGAAATATATAGTAAAAATAAAAGGATTTTCTGATAAAGTATATGAAGTAGATAATATCAGAGATATATTAGATGAAGTAATGATATTCACAGATATTGAAATGATAACAAGTATATCTATTACAAACTAAATACGACAAGCATATAAAAATAAATAATATATTTACAAAAAAAAACTATAGATATGAAATTAAATGATTTAAAAAAAGAGTTACCTTATAAATGGAGGGTACAAAGTATTAGAAATGGTAGAGCTACATGTGTAGCTTATATAGATGCAAGAGATTGCATGGATATACTAGATGAAGTATGTGGAGCTGAAAAT